TGCAGCAATCGGTGAATCATACGGTTTAGGTGATGCGACTACCACTTTTAATTTGCCTGACGGATTAGGTAGGGCTCTAGTAGGTGACGGTGCTGGATCAGGTCTGACCACAAGGGCGCGCGGGGATGAATTCGGTGCTGAGGCATTGCCAGCACATACCCACGCAATAACTGATCCTGGTCACACACACGCACTTCCTAGCACACTAAGAACTACTGATGCAGGTGCTACAGCTCATGAAAACGCATCTGGATCGACAAATACACATTTAATTAATAACGCGTCGAAAACATCATCGTCATCTACGACTGGAATAACTGCAACGGCAAGCACTGGAACTGGATCACACGGCGTGATGCAGCCTAGTTTTGTAGCTAAATATATTATTAAAACTTGAAAAAATGCTTAAACCTATTCCAATCAATCAAGGTTCGTTTCAAAACGTAGACGAACTAGAACACGGGGACGCGGGGACAGCGCACGTCTTTAAAAACATGCTGATTAACGATGCCGGATCTAATGTCGCACGCCCCGGCCTTGTCGAATTAATTGACTTAGGTGATGAGCCAGTAATCGGCATGGAGTTTTTCTCAAATAAAATTGTCGCCGTCACAAGAGATAGAAAAATTTACTCCATTTCAAGAGATGGGAGTTATACCGATATTACTGGAACCGCACTTGAAGGTGGTTCACGCCCATGCTTTGCATCTGATGGCACATATCTAGCAATTGCAGGCGGTGGTGCCCCACGTAGATGGGGCGGAAACGTAAATACAGAATTAATGCCAGGCAGTCCCCCCAACTGCGCATATATCAGTTATCTAGACGGTTATTTTGTTTTAAATTTAATTAACGATCAAGAATTCAGATGGGCGGGCCCTACATCGGCAGCGCGAGACTCATGGTCTAGCGCAAATTTCTTCGCAGCAGAAGGATTGCCGGATAAAACTCTTACTCACACGATATTTAACAGAGAGGTTTACTCATTCGGTACTGATTCTGTGGAAGTATTTTTCAACTATGGTGACACGGGCGTTCCGATGAAAAGAACGTTCTTTATGGATACCGGATGCGGAGCCCCTAATTCAGTAGTTCAAGCAGATAACACCCTATGGTGGTTAGATAACAATAGACGGATTGTGACTATGTCGCAGCGAACCCCCATTTTTATTTCATCTCCCTTCGATAGAGTGATTAAAGAATTTGAAACCGTATCAGATTGCTTTGGTTACAAAATAGACATCGAAGGATTCTATTTAATAGTGTGGGTTTTTCCTTCAGAAGGCAGAACGTTTTGTTACGACTATAAAAATAAGTATTGGAGTGAGTGGGATGGATTTGAAAATGGTCTAAGTTCCATCATGCGTATGAATTCCTATGTTTTTGCAAGTAGTTGGAATGAGCACTTTGTAAGTGATCCAGAAAATGGAAAGATTTATCGCCTTACTAATTCAGTCAAAACAGATGGGGATTACGTTAAACGTTTAATTAGAAGAACAGGCCAAATAGATCACGGTTCGGGCATCAGGAAGCGTTCAAATAAATACCTTTTTCATGTGAAAAGGGGTGTAGGAACACCGGGCGAGACAGAGCCTCTCATGCAAATACGAGTGAAAGATGACGGCGGCGAATGGTCAGAGCCTGAAATGGTGGGACTAGGATTTCCGGGCGAGCCTCAAGAACCCATCGAAGTGCATATTGGCGGGATTTACAGAAAAAGACAATTAGAAATTCAAGTCACTGATTCAGTAGATTTCGTTTTAAATAAACTCGAAGAAGACTTGCAGGGGATGACAAGCTAATGGCTATAAGATTTCCACAACCCCCAAGAGATCTAACTAACCTGAAAGAGGTATCTCAATGGTTAGAGAATTTATGGAACCGTGTGCGTGGTTTTGTGGTAACGACAGGGGATGTGGCGGCATCTATCGGAAGCGGCGAAACATATCACGGAGTGACGGCACTTACGGCAGCAAGAATACTTACCCTGCCCCTATCTGAATCAATGCAAGACGGTGACGAGATAATTATTCAAGACGAATCTGGCAGTGCCGGAACGTATACGATCACAATTCAAAGACAGGTATTAGACACAGTAAACGGCGGAACGTCAGTCACAATTACTTCAAATTACGGCAGAAGAAGAATTATTAAGCGAGGAAGCGGAAAGTTTTACTCAGCATGAAAGTTTTAGTTTTTGATAATTTTTTACCAGACGCGATGGAAGAAAGAGAGCGGGCACTTAAAACAGAATTTGGAACGCACGATGTATATGGAAAAATTAATCACAGTGTCGGATATATCGAAAATGAAAAGCACTGCGAACTATTTAAAAAAGCACTCGGCGTCGAGACAGGCACATGCACAGCATATTACAGGCGGTATCTCGAAGGGGAACCAGCTAAAGAGTACATCCACAACGACGGAAATGTGGCTAATTTTGTCGGTATACACTGGCTTACTCATTCTAGCCATTGCAAGGGTGGCCTCGCATTCTGGCGTCACAAAACATATGGATGGGAAAAATGGCCCGAGCCACATGATATCGAAAGAATCGGTTTTAAAATGAATGGCGAACTAGCAAAAAGATTACTGGATGACGGTGAAGAAGAATCCAGATGGGAAATGACCGATTACGTCCCCATGGCTTTTAATCGAATGGTTGTGTTTTTAGGAAGTCGTTACCATTCTAGGTATCCAAAAAATGTAGACAAAAAAACAATGGAGGAAAGCAGATTAGTAAAAGCTTTCTGCTGTACTCCATGAGCACAGAATTAAAAGCGAGACTTTTTGATTTTCAAAAAGATTATCCAGAAGTGTGCGAGTGGTGGGAAAAACGCGGCCATAGATACGTTGAAAAGAATTTACTTTCTAAAATAGGAATTATGATCGAATCAGATGTGAAATATTGTGTCGGATGGCTATACACGGGTGATTCAGCATTTGGAAAATTCACATGGGTAGCGACGAATCCTGATAGCCCACTCATGAAAAGAAAAGAAGCATTAGCACTACTATCAAAAAGTGCTGTGGGCATGTCGCGTGACATGGGGCTAGAAAGTATTGTGGCATCATTCACTAATAAAAACATTTCAAAGATTTTCGAAGAAAACGGTTTTGGTCACGTTGAGAGAAACGTCACTAACTTAATAGCGAGGTTATAAATATGGGTGCATGGTTATCAGGAATACATCAGGCAAGAGCTACAGAATCCGCCGCAAATACTGCGGCTGACGCTCAAAGAGATGGAATGACATCTCAAGAGCGCATTGCCAGAGAAGGTATGGCCGCTCAAAAAGAACAGGCGGCCACGGCACAGGCTTTCCTTGAAAAACAATCAGCACAAGCAAGGGCAGATTTAGAACCATTTAGACAATCTCAAGTTTCAGCTCTTGGAAAGCTTCAAGGATTATCAGAAGCCGGAAATCCATTTGAAGGTCAGCAAAGGCAGGTAGCTACTCAGCAGATACAGCAGCAGTTAGCCGCGCAGGGGCTTTTGAGATCTAAAAATCAAACCGATCTTCTTTCAAATTTAGAAATGGGGTTAGCTCAGCAGAATTATCAAAACAGAGTTGGATTACTTGGGTCTCTTTCTGGAACAGGTGCAGCACAAAGTATGGCTGGCATCGCTACTGGATTGGGCCAGGGAGTAGCGGGACTTCAAGGAAATTTAGGGGCACAATTAGGTAGTTCATTCGGTCAATTAGGCGGTGCTGTAGGTGCTGGCATGGCTAATATCGGCCAGATTTACGGAAACGCTGGAATTGCAAGTGCTGGATATTTAGCTAGTGGTGCTACTCAGACTGCAAATAATTTAAGCGGTCTGTATCAAAGTTTTCAGCAGAATAAGGCGAATCAAAACAATATGGCATACCAACAAAATTTACTTAACAGAATGTACCCGGCCCAGACATCTGCAGGCGGAAGTTCTGGATCAAGCGGGGGTGGCGGCGGATATTCTGGCGCTTCACTCGGCGTAGATACTAATTTGAGGTAACTAATGGGCGATAATAAATTTGTAATTGATTACGGTGACGGGCCACTAAAACAGGCGCAAGAACAGCTTGGCCTTGTTGATTTAATAAATCGAGTTAAATCAGCTCCAACAGAACAGGCACTAAAAGAACAGGAATTAGTTTTAAAGAATAACGAAGTTACCCAAATTGAAACTAAAAATGCGCTACAGTTTCAGCAATTGAAATCTGCTGTTTACGATGAGGAAAGAAAGAAAAGCGAATTCACAAATAATACACTTTTAAATATTCGAAAGGGATTCGAACAGGATTTTCAAATGGGGTTTAATATGCTGAACAGGGCTATTCCTGGTGCTACAGCGTTTAAAAAAGAAAATGGTGCCGTCGCTATAGATATTCCAGGTTCGGACTTGATTGTAATCAATCCAAATAGAAGTACCGATCCAAAAGAAATTGAATCAATGACACAAGATAGAGTTCAAACATGGGATAAAATTTCGGCTGCCTACCGCGACGTGTATAAAAACTCACAGTCTGTGAAGTCTCAGCTTTCGTTGGTAAGCGGCCCTGGTGACATATCGGCGATTTATGCTAGGGCGAAGATGCAAGATCCAGGAGGTCGAGTTACAGATGGTGATTATAGATCGGTCATGCAATCACCAAATGTAACCGAACAAGTGAAGAACTGGCTGACTAGGGCAACTAAACAGGAAGGCCCTATTTTTGGTGATGCCAAGTCACAGTCAAGAAAGGACTTTCTTAAATCGGCAGAAACTCAGATAAGCGATGAAAAGAATGTGTTTTTACCTAGTGCCAAATTTTTTCTTGAGGGACAGATTTTAAGGGATGGTCTTGACCCACAAAAGATTTATTCTCCTGTTGGCGATATTACGCTTGAAAGTTTAGGCTATGATAAAATTAAAAATTCCATGATTCCAGCAAGTGAATCGGTCGATTCTTCGGAAGTTTTAAAAAAGCAATCCTCTCAAGCAAAAAGTAGTGTTGCGCCGACCGTTGATTCTAATCGCCAATCAGCGCCTCCATTAAAGTTAAAGTTAAAGTTTAAAACTGATTTATGGCTTAAGAAAAAATTTAGCACTAGGCCTGGACAATAAAAAAAGGAATAGAAATGCCAGATTATATTCAAATTGATTCGGAACCAAGTAAGCAGCTAGGACTTTTAGATTTAAAAAGCAGGACTATATCATCGGAAGAACCTAAAAAATTTATTCCGCCATCTCAAGGATTGGCTGTTAGCGCAGCATCACAGAAAGAGCGCGGCGATGATCTAATGTCATCTGCTGTAGCCAGTGAAAAAGTAGACAATGCAGACTTGTATCAAACAAGGCTTTTTATGGAAAGCCAGCAGATGGTTGGTGCAAAAATAGAAGAAGATCAGGAATACGCAAAAAAAGTTGAACCAGAATTTCAAAGGTTGGCGGAATCTGGCGATGATAATTACATGCATAAAATGATAGACGAAGCCGACGATATAAAAATCGGTGCACTAAAAAGAGAAAATCCTGAATGGTTTAACGGAACAAGGGCTGCGAGCTATGGATTTTTAAATTCTATTTCTTTCGGTCAGCTTTCAAAAATTGCAGGAAAAGCCGGAGAAATTATTGATGGCACACCTTATGAGCAAATAGTAGAACGTGAAGCGGAAAAAGTTAGGCTTTTGCATAAAGCGTTTCCTGGAATGACGCTCGCAGCAGAAGCCGCAACGTTTTTAATACCTGGAAGTCCGGTTAAGGCACTGTTCGCTAAATCGGCGGGCATAGCTCTTAAGGTTGCCGGAAATATTGCACCGTCAATCGCAAAACTTGCCGCAAATCCAACCCTGCTGCAAAAAACCATTACAATGGCCGTCGAGGGTGCGGCAGGTACATTCGCACTTTCAACTGCAAAGAATACCGCAGGAACTGACTTTCAAGATTTTTCTTTAGATAGGGGTGTTTCACAAGGGGTAACAGAAGCGGCAACGGTAGGGCTTTTTAC